TGCTCTCGGTCACGTTGACGGTCCTGCCGCTATTCGAGGCGACGCAGAAGCCGTTGGCTGTCATGAAGGCGACCGAGACCTCGAGCGGCGTATCCGCGTACGGAGGCACCTGCGGCGGGTTGCCGAGCTCGCCTGGGATGTAGACCATGGACCCGGGGATCACCGGGCTGTCCATGACGCGGTCCTGCTTCCACCGCGGGTAGTCCTCGCCGCTGAGGAAGTAGAGCCCCTCGTCAGTCCCGACGTAGACGCCATCGCCGACGGAGCCGATCATCGTGGTCTTGCCCGGGAGTTGCTTGAACCCCGCGTTCTTGTCCACGAAATTGTACATGAAGGGCACGGTAGCCCACAGGATGTTGTCGACGCCGAGGAGGATTCGGCTGCGGTAATAGGCGATGCTCGTGGCGTTCGGGGGCTTGCCCAGGAGCCGCCCAGCGATCGCCGGCAGGGTGGCGGTGGGGTTGACGACTGGCGACAGCCACAGGTCGGTCTCAGAGCCCCACGGGCCGGCTGTGAGGCTCACGAGGTCTACGATCCCGCTCTCGCTGTCCGAGGTGTAATAAACCTGGGTGCCGAGCTGAGCGTAGCTAAGACCCGAGAGTCCCTCGCCCGGGTCGCTGGATACGGCGGCGCCCAGCGATGTGAAGCTGTAATCCGGGTTGACCAGGCCGAGCGTGCCGTTGAGCACTCCCAGCACCAGGTTCGTGCTGGTGGCGAACAGGCTGTGGGCGTTGCCAGGGGTCTTCAGCGTGAAACCGCGGCGGCGTGAGATCTGACCGGTGTCGTCCAGAGTGACGTTGCGGGCGCGCACCAGATCCCTTGGTCCGAGCCGCTCCGGCTTGGCAGCATTCTTGATCCCGTCGAAACGGCTAAAGACGACGGGGTCGCCGGGCTGTGGTGCGTTCGGGTCAACCTGTGCCATCGTGAATGTGTCTGCGTTCCCGTTCGGCCAGTTCTAGGCGCAACTCTGAAACTTCTACTCTGAGGTCACGGACCTCTGTGGTCAAGTCCCTGATCCTAGCCTCGTAACTGTCCATCAGCACTTTGAAGCGATGCGTCAGGTCGTCAGCGGCGAGAAGCCTGTCTGCTGCAGTGCGTGTGCGGGTCTCGTCTTCACGCTTGACCCAGGCTATCTTCTCGTTCGAGCGGGCTGTCCATCGGGCGGCTGCCCAACTTGCGATACCGGTTAAAAGTGCAGGAATAACAACAACGTAGGCTGACAAGTCGGTCACAATAGGATTCCCGCGGCGACAAGAGACGAAACGCCTGCCCTCTTACCATGCGCTGTCAGTGTTCTGCAACTGACAAGACCTCAACAAATATGTGGGTCTACCCGAGACTGAATGTAATCCACTGAACCAGCGCAGTGTTGTCGCGCCAGACTTGCGCCAGATTTGGCGACAGCGCGGACACGACATCTTCCTCCTTGCCTCCGATAGTCTTCATGTGTGTGGGCCAGCTGGCGTGCAGGATCTCATGCAGAAGGGTCTCAGCCAGCGTCTGGGGCTTCAGACCTTTGTCTACGCGGATGCGCTGCTCGTCGACATTACAGTCGCCATAGGCCCCGATGTCGGCGGCCGACGCCAGCACGATCTCGAAGTCGAGATGGCCGATCTTGACAGTCGCCGGAAGTTTCGGAGCTTTGGCCATGACTACGCAGAGTCCACGCTGTCGGGCCATGCTTCGAGGGCGTCATGCTGCTGCTTCACCCACTCGCGCGTGGATACCCGGGGGGCGGTAGGCCTCTGCATCGCGCTGACTATCTCAGCGCCACAGGCCGCGTAGCCGGCTTTATCAACCCACGAGTCCTTGTGGGTGATGTCGTTCTCCAGCCGCGCCGTCTTTATGTCGTCGCACATCAACGCGACCGAGGCGGCGTCAATCGGCACGTCGATGTCAAAACGATTGAGGATGTGCACGCGCCAACGCCGCGCGATCCTCTCGAAGTTGTCTTCCGGCTTGCCGTAGTTCAAACCGCGGTCAGCGGTCGCCGCTTTGGCGAGGTCTAGGAGTTCGTGCTTGGTCGTCATTTCAGTGATCTCCTGTAAGTAAGAATAGTGTGAGTGGTGGGCAGGGAGGTCCATATCTCTGGGACTGACCTCTTGTTCCTGGTAATCGTGGCGCTTGTATCGGAAGTAGGTGATGTCTCCGGTGGCCATCACAGTGTCTCCACTGATCGGCCCACTTCCCCGCGCTCGCGGTCGTAGGTGATCGACTGCAGGCCTCGGCCTGAGCGGTAGCCCTGTCCGTAGTGCCAGGCGTCAGCCGGTGCGACGACGCGATGCGTCTCGACGATGACGCCGCCGTCCTCATCCAGATCCTTTGAGGCATGATGGACGTGGAACGTGTGAGCGTAGGGGTACTTGGTCCGGCCCCACATCTCGCGTTCGTCCGCCGCCATCAGGAGCGGCATGCGCTTCGCTTTGGCCTTGTGGCCATGGGTCATGCCCAGCATGACCTTGCCGAACTCGCGGTAGCGGATCGGCCGGGCCGAGCGGTCGATCGTGACGCGCGGCTCGTTGCGGAACCAGGCGCGCAGGAACATGGTGATGGCGTAGAAACTGGTCTCGTCGTGGTTCCCCGGCAGGACGATCACTTCCACTTCTTCGTGGTGCGTGAGCAGCAGGCCGACACACCAAGCGGCTGTCTCGCCGGCGGCGTCCACGACCTTGGGGAAGCGCCCGTCGACGTCGAGCTGGTGTCCGCTGCTCGTACGCTCCGCCTGGTCATCCGCGTGGAGGATGTCGCCGCCGATCAGAAGGGTCGCCTTGCTGGTTGGAAGCGACCGGGCGACCACCTTCGTGAAGACATCTTTCACCGCGGCGACCGCGAGCTTAAGGTCCCAGTTCCTGCCCGTGTCGCCCCTCCAGGCGAACATGCCGAAGTGCGGGTCTGCCCATGGGTAGAGGGTAAGTTGATCGACGAAGTCGTAGCTCGGTACAGGTGTGATTGGGGCGGCTGGCGCGAAGTTGGCGAACGCCCCCTCCATCCGCGCGGCGTACTCTTCTGGGTCGACAGTCGTGACGCGCTTGGTCTTGTACCAGTCGTCGCCGACCTTGATGGTCGTGCGCTCGACGATGTGGCCTGGGAGAAGTTTATCCTGGAGTTCGCTGTCGTCTTCGGCCGGCTTGGTAACGATCGAGTTACCGTCCTCGTCCTTCGACGTGATCCTCGTGATCTCGAAGCCGTCGAGGACTGGGCGAGTACCTAGCTTGCCTTGACGCGCCGCGATCTGGCAATATTTGTTGACCGTCGCCATGCTCACGCCCATCGCGTAGGCGATGGCTGGCTGAAATTCCCCAGCCTGCCGGCGAGAGACGATCTCGTCGATCTGGTCTTGTGTCAGAGCAGGCATACGGCCTCAGATGGTTACGCGGCCGACTTGAGCCACTTCGTCAGATTGCCTGTCCCTTGCCCAACAGTGTGGACGAGGAAGAAGCTGGCGATGATGTACCACTCGTAGGTGGGATAGGGGTCCGGCGGGTTCGGCATGCCGATGACGGAATGCCCGTAGAAGAACTTCGCGGCCAGGATGGTGTCGACGAAGATGAGCGAGAAGTGGAGCGCCACTGGGACGCCGACCAGGAGAGTGATGAGCCGGTAGGTGAACGTGCCGTAGACTTGCACCTTGAGTGCGTCGATCTGGACCTCGGACGCGGCCATGGAGACGAACGCCTGGGCGTCGGTCTGCATGGCAACTACAGCACCGGCCTCTTTCGAAGTCGCCAAATTCGTCTTGTAGGTAAGCCACTGCTTGAAGAAACTCTGCAGCACGCCGCCGAAGAGCCAGTTGATAGCCGGCATGATCAACGCGAGCATCACGCAGCCTTCTGCAGCGGGAGGATGATGACCGCTGGCGGGGACGCGTCGTTGACAGGCACCGAGGGGTGACCGGCGTCCGCGTCGAGGTTCACAGCTGCGGTCGCCGAACCCGCCGCGGCGGCGACTCGTGCGTCGGCGATCCACTTGACAGCAATGCCGGTGAACGCAGAGACGACAGTGAGGCCCCCGAGGACGTAGCCCATGTACTTGAAGTCTGGGAACGCGGCCTGCACCGGCTGAAGCTGGCTGGCAGTCGACGCCGCACCGGCGCCAACGGCAGTAGCCGTGGTCGTGACATGCGTGGCCACGCGATCAAGCGGGTTGACCTTCTGGTCGCTGATCGGGGCCTTGCGGTGGCCGCCGGCTGCGGTGACATCAACGGGGTTCGGCGCGGGGGAGTCGACTGCCCAACTGTCGGCAGTCTTTAGGACGTTGGCGACGCGAGCGGTCCAGCCCTTGCCGAACTTCCCCCAAGTCCTAAGGGTCTGGAGAGTCGCCAAGCGATGGGAGCAGAAGGCTCCGATCAGCGTCTCGACGTCACCGAAATCCTCGACCGCCTGCAGTGTCTTGCTGCCGATGATGCCGTCCACGCCGGCCGCAAATTTGTCGCCGAGGGCGCGCTGCAGCCACTTGCCCGCTTGACCGTTGCCGCTGTTGACGCCAGCGTCGAACACGCACAGGTCGAGGCCAGCCGGGAGCTTGTCGCCCTGGACCATGTCCCAGTATTTTGTCTTGTAGATCGTGGAGACTTCAGCGGCTGTGATCGTGTAGACGTCACGGGACGGCTGGCTCTGCTCGCGCAGCCAAGCGTTGAACGTGGCCTGGGTGACGCCCTGGTTCGTGCGGCCGCCCGGATCACCGGGGTTATCGACCTTGCCGCCTTCGTAGACGAGGATGCGGGGAAGGGCCTTGGCGAAATCAGCCTGCATGTCAGTGAGTCCCTATCGCTGCACTGACAGGGAGATAGCACTGACCTCAGTGAATTACAAGATCGGCCCTTGTAAACGAGATGCCCGCGCCCATATCTGCGATGCTGGCCCTTGATGGTGGTGTGGAGTCACATAGCCGCCTAAGCGACTATAAGGCATGTCTGCTTCGACAGCTCTAAGGCCTTCCGGTTCGACTCCGGCGAGGTGTCAGCACCCCCGGCTAATGCGGGTTGGCGAAGTTGATCATCCCGCGCGCGCGGATGTCGCGGATGTTGAGGCCCTGCGGTAGGCCCGTGGCCTGCTGCCTCATGTGCGAGTTCAGGGCCTCGCCGAGGTGGGCAATCGGGGGTTCTGTGCCGGGGTGCTCGCTCATCCAGACCGGGCCGGCTTGGTTCTCCCAATAGGCAAAGTTAGCCTGGTCGCCGCGCTGGTACGCCTGCAATAGATGCTGAGTGATATTCTGCGACTGGATCTGTTTGCGAGCGTCCAGGCCAGACGCCACACGCTGCTGCTCGTCATATTCAGCGTTCTTGGCGGGGTCTATACCTAGCGCGAGCATGGCGATGTCTGAGGCAGTCGGGGTCAACTGATGTACGCCGATCCGCTCCGCCATGCCGTTCTTGTCGCGAAAGCCGTACTTCAGGGCCTCGGCCGCTTCTACGCCGCCATGCAGCCCCTCGGGCACCATCTTCTGCATGCCGCGGAGATAGTCGCCGTTGGCGATATCGCGAAGGCCTTTGGCCCAGTCCATCGGCATCCCGATCGCCGGGCCAGCGATCTTCTTGAGCCAGTCGCTCTCGGCGTCTTCCAGTTTGCGCTTCTCGGTCCCGATCATCAGCGCGTCGCTGACCCACGGCACCAGCGTGGCCTCACTGGCCTTGGAGAAGTCAGCACCAGCCAGCCTAGGCAGGCCGCGTGCAATCGCCTCTCCAGCGGTCGCGCCATACATATGGGTCAGCCAGCCGCGGTAGGACGCGATGAAGTCGTGCGTAGGATCGCCTGTGGCCCAGTCCGCTAGTTTATCCGCCACCGACGCTAGTACGCCAACCATGGGCATCCCCAGCGATCCTGCGAGCATCGTCGTGGCCGCAAGATGGCCCAAGAGGAACGATCGAGCCTGCTGACGCTCCTCTGGAGAAGCATCCTTGCGCACGAACCCAGCCTCAAAATCCCGATAGAGTTGGGTCGTGAGCATCGAGCGGAACTTGGTGAACTGCGTGAGTAGGGGTGCGGTCTCTCCCAGTGGGCCCGCTCGAGATTGTATGCGGGCGTTGTTCGACGCGCTGAAATCGAGCGAACTCTTGTTGACCATCTGCTCGATGAAATTCCACTTGTCGCCTTTGAACTGGCCTTGCCGTTCAACGGGCATATCTTTCCACGCCCTATCCGCGGCAAGCGTCGCCAGGATGCGGGGGTGCATTTCGCAGTACAAGATGAACGCGCTGGAGATATTGGCGACCTTAGCGAGCGTTCCAGAACCCTCCTCGTTAGGGGCCATCTGTTTGGTGAACGAGCTACCGCTGATCAGCCCACGGTTGTCGGCCTCTGCCAGCAGGTCGGCCTCCCCTCGGGACATCCCGGCTTTAATCATGTTGTCTGGCCGAAGG